ACATATCTTTTTTTTAATTCCTTGATTTTCCCTTATTTTTCGGCAAATTTTAATTTTTAAAATTACTATTTTTAATTTTATGTTTTTGAAAAAAATAATTTTTTTTGCAAAAAAACCACAAAAAAAAACAACCTTTTAAGGTTGCATTTGTGCTTGAAAAAACACACTAGATAATTAACAATTAGTATCTTTAATAGATACTGTCTAATGATATAAAGGTTTATGTTATATGCCTATAACACTTTGTGGTGTCCTCCAAGAGAATTGTAAGCATAGAAACCACACTACTAACTTACTTTATTACCTTTTGCCCCTAGACTTTTATATATCACTAGACACTACCTGTTAAAGGTAATTCCATATATAACCGTATGCAGTTTTTAATTTTCCTTGACAACATTTGTAAATATTGCTTCTATGATAATTATTATTGCATACAATCTCATCTATATTTTTCCATATTTTTATAATATTTTTATTCTTATCTTTTTGAATTATTTTTATGTAAAGTGGTTTTTTCTTATTTATTATTCTTTCTATTCTAGTTCCATAATGCAAATTATAACAACCATCACACCATTCTAAATTATCAACACAATTATTTAATTTATTTTCGTCTTTGTGATTAACTTCTGGCAAATTATTAAAATTTTCTAAAAAGTTGTTAGCGACCACTCTATGAACATAAAAAGTTTTTGGTTTTTTATCAATATAAACAATAAATCGCTCATATCCTTTATTATTGATTGATGTTTTTCTTATTCTACCTGTCGTTTTATTTTTTATTTTTCCTAAATTTGATACTTCATAATTAGAATGTTCTTTCATTATTTTCCATACTTCATTTTTCATTTTAATACCTCCCGTAATAAAGTATTAGTGAAGGAGGTGATTACGGCACCTCTTCACATTTTAATTATATCACATTAATTTATTTTTTGCAATTTTATTTTTGTTTATCTTCAATTCACATTTTAAATATTTTAACATAAAAAGCATTAAAAAATAATAATTTTTTTATTTTTTAAAAATTGGTACAGATGACATTCTCTGCTATTGTGTTATCCATATCAATAAACACATAACTAATCATTATCATTACCTCCTAACAATCTTAATGCTTTTTGATAATCATATATGGTAAACCCTAATTGACAATCACATCTAACCAATAAAGGCAATAAATGGCACATACCAGAGTCATCATCAATGATTATGAATTTGTTTTTAAAATTATTGTCATCAATCCATTTTTGTATTTCTAGTCCTCGAGCTTGATATAATATTGGTGTCATACCTATTACTTTAATGCCATGATTAAACCCAGATTTAGTAACAAGGTCTTGTAATTGTTCTAATGTCATGCCAATACGCCAAGAACTTGAAACAACTATATCGTATGGTATCTTATTATATAATTCATTTAACCAACCAATTGCTTGTTTATTATTTAGCTCGTTACGACCAACTTTATGTATATTGAAAGACCAAGAACCATCTTTATCTTTCTCCCAATATATGGTTTCTACGACCCCATCAAAATCTAAAAAGACAATGGGTTTCATTCTTTCACACCCCTTTATTTTTCTTTATTTTTAAAGCCTCTTTCTCTGTAATCATTATATATTTCATAATTAATTTTGTGCTTTTTCAATAAATTTATAACTTCTTTCGGTTCATCCTGTCTTATATAAACTTTTTTTATATATTTAATTGATTTTAAATTATTACTGAATTTTAACTCATTGTAATATTTAGGTTCGTCTTTTAGCATCTGCATCAAACTATTAAATTGTCCACTTTTTTGTGAATATTTATTTCCACCATCACCTTTATATAAGAATGTATTTTCGTTCACATATTGTAATATTTCTGGCTTAAATTCAATAAATTGTGTGCCATATTTTACTTTTGTATTTAATTCTTTTCCTACCGCTAAACTAGGTGCGATTATTTCATCGTCTTTTATTATTTCTTCTAAATTTTCAGTAGAATGCCATATAACATTATTTTTATTTGCATATTTTATTTCGGGAGCATTTTTGATTTCTATTTTAGTTCTTTTGTAACCACTAACACTAGCCCTAGTAGATAACTTGTTAGGTAAACCACTAATATTACATAATTGCTTGTATTTTGTAGTTAATTGAGTAATTCTCGTTTGACTTTGCAATACCAACTCATTATCACCACTTGCTCGTGCTAGTATTTGTGTATCTTTTGCTTCACGAATAGCACTTTCAATTCTTCGTTGAAGTTGCGTACCCTCATACATATTATAAGTCTTGCCATCAAATTCAAATGTTTTATTCTTATTATCAATTATTTCTTGTAATTGCTTATTACTATATTGTGGTTTAGATACGCCTAAAACTATACTAAATATGTAATGATAGCAGTTATATTCACTTATGCTTCTTCTATCATGCCCCTTAAATTCAGGTTCAAATACCATACCAGTATAATCAACTGCTTTTTTGTCATTTTGGAAGTTCTCAAATTCTTCATTACTAAATTGTCGACCTTGCACCAACTCATGATCAGGTGCAGGCATTTCATGTACTGACACCTCTACACCATCACTATCAAATTCTTTTCCAAATAGTTGTTGGCTTTCGTTTGATACTTGCCTCATACTATCAAGTATATTCATTCTTATAGAAGTGTCTAATCTTCTTGAATAACCACTCTCATATTCTATTTTACGAACTCCTGATGATGATAATTGCTTTAAAGTGTTTCTCATACTTTGCTGATATGTTTCTTTTCCTTGGCTAATTGCAACAACACATTTATCTATTATATACTTGTATGTTTCATCAATATCTAGTAGTAAAGGTTCTCCATTATCTCCTAAAAGCCTAAAACCTGTGCTTTTAGCGATGTTTTTAAATTCTGCACCACTTATACTATAAACACTAGAAACAAGTCTCTGGAGTGCTTTATTTTCACTATAAATAGGTGTTTCAAGTCCTCTTGCTTTATAATACACATCAGCAAAGCCAATATTCTCTTTTGCAACCTTTTCTAGTATTGCTTTCAAGTCTTTAACAGACAATCCACTTATTTTAGATAACTCATCTAATAAGTCTTTAACAGTTGTGTCATATTTTAATTGTTGTGCTAAGGAATATGCTTGGCTTGAATTTAAATCCTTAAATTTTTTTATTGTTTCACCTAAAAATTTTAAAACTTGTGTGTTATAATTTTCAAATCTTTGTTGAAATATCTTTAAAAGTTCCTCTTGTTTATTTTCATTTAACATTATATTCTCCTTTTAATATTTCAATTAATTTTTTGCTTAATCGTGCTGGTAAATAATAATCTTTTATTAATCTTTCATCTCTAGTTCTACCTATAACACATTCTTGTTTATGTGTTTCATAAAACATTATTGCCATATGTATTTTTTGTTTTAAGTCGTTATTTTCTTCAAGCAACATAGTTTTATCTTGATAATATGGTAATTGTAGAACATCAAAGCATTCTACTGAATTGGGGCAATATATTGTTTTTCTTTTAATACAAGTTTTACAATCTTTACTCATCTTTACTCTCCCACCTTATAAGCCATTTGTTCCATTCCTTTTTTAGTTCGCACATACATATTTTCTTTAAGTTCTAATTTCATTCTTTATCTCCTAAAATAATGGCTTTCCAATGTATTCTATATTAAAATAATTAGCAAAATACATATCTATAATAGTTATTACATCATCAGTTTTTATGTCATAAAATTCTTTAAACTTTGTTATTTCTCTAAGTAATTCTTTTATTTTACCTTTTTCTCTAATTTGAATTGATTTAATCTTTCCATAATCGTAAATAATATCAAGTTTTATTAGTCCATCAAAATCAATATTAAAATCTTTGCTATAGTCTTTTTCAAATTTTACCTTTATCATTATTTATCATCTCCTATTATTTTTTCACCCGTTCAGTTCTGTTCAGACCCGTTCACTATTTCTTTGTATTTTTGTAAAATTTCTTTATAAGCTAAAAGTTGAGGAATTACATCTTTTAGAATGTCATAATCTAATTCTGTTTCTTTAATTTTTTGTAATTCTTTTATCACATCTTCTAAATATTTTATAAACTCCTTTTGTTGAGTTTCCACTTTTTGAACTAAACTATCATATTTTTTGCTATCTTTTATTCTTGATGAACAATCTGTTCTATTGCAATAACAATTTTCAAGTCGTTTCTTTAATTCTTGATTTTCTTCTTTAAGTTTGTTATGTTCTTCTTCATCAAAACAATGCGTAGTGCCAGCCAATTGAGATTTTAATTCTTGATTTTCTTTTTTAAAATAACACAAAGGACAATAAATTTTATTATCAAATCCTTGTGCATGAAAATTGTCAAATTCATTTCCACATATTTCACACTTCATTCTGACACCTCTTTTAATAATTTATTTTCTAACCAATTATCTTGAATTGTAGAAATCCAACCACAATGAACTGCTTTTATACTACCATCAGGTCTATAAAATTTTTGTGCGTCCCAACCTTTATAAAACTGTATTCCAAAATCTGCTTTACCATTTTTGATGCTATATCTTAATACATCACTTACAATAATTATGAAATCAATTTTTTGTGCAACCAAATGTCTTATAAACGCTCTTACTTGACTAAAAGGTGGATTGGTTATTACTAAATCATATTTTGAATAATTAATATTTCTCCATTCTTTGTCATCACATTTCACATCGTAATAACAATCTTTTAAATATTTATAAATATTGCTATTTTTATCGTCACATGGGCAAATAATTTTTTTACCTCTTAGATCATACTTATGTAATTCTCTTACACAATCTTTGTACATTGTATAAAATTCATCATCTAAAGTTTTTCTTTTACAAGTTTTTATTTGTTGCATTCTAACACCTCTTTTAAATAACTATTCACAAATTCAATTGCCATTTTATTAATATTTTCTTGTGAAGCACCTTGATTTTTTCTGTTTTTAATAAAATTTAATTTATCAATAACTTCTTTTTGTTTTTTTAATTGAGTTTCTAAATTATCTATGTATTCAATTATATATTTAGCATAAACATTTAAATCATAATCTAAATAAGTTGTTTCTTTATTTGCAATAGACTTAAATTTATCATAACTTTCCCCATATATAGTTCTTATTTTTAATTCTTTATCCATTATTCTTATTTCTCCTTTTTTATTTCTTTAAGTGTTTCTCTCATAAATTGTTCTATTAATGAGGATACACTCTTATTAATCATAATTGCATATATTTGAAAATCTTTATAAGTTTTTTCATCAATTGTATAACTTCTCGTTACTTTATTCTTCATTTCTTCCATCTCCTTACATATATAATTATATACTTATATATTAAAAATGTCAATAAAAAAAGAAAGATTTTACTCTTTCTCTTCATTTTCTTTGTTTTTCTCGTCATCTTTGTTATCTTCTTTATCTTTTTGCTTATCTTTGTTATTATTAGTATCATCTTCTTCATCATCAAGCAACTTATCAACACTAGACATTTCTTCTTCTATTTCTTCAATAGCCTTTTTGCTTTCTTCTAATGTTTCGTTAGGTATAATCCAATTTCTTAATTCTGCTTTAGAAATAACCCCTTGACTAACTCCTTGAATATAATGATTAAATTCTTCCTGCGTATCAGTCAATAATGAATAATCCCAATTAAACGCAAGTTCATAATCACCTAAAGGACTTAAATTATATCTATTTGCTAATACATTACAAGCATAAATAAAGTCTTCCATACCTTTTTCAAAATTCTTGCGAATATCATTAACTAAAGTAAATGTATCGTACATTGCTCGGCGAATTTCAGTAGCTGTTGCATTTGAACTTTCCATATCTGTTAGAAAGCCTTTACTAACGCCAATTTCTTTTTCAAGTCTTGTATAAAGCTCTTGCAACCTAGCATAATATGAACTTTCACGAATTGCTGGGCTAAATTCTTGGAAGAAATCGGTATCAGCGTCACTTTTAAATGTCTTAAATAAGCCATTTCTAGGCAATTTAGAACGTCCTTGGCTATCTTTACCAAACATTCTCTCATCAATACCTACAAATGCTTCTTTTAGTGCAAATTCACGTGCTATTTGTTTTAGGCATTCTTTTATCTCGGCAATAGTATGGTCGCAACCAAATGTAATAGGCACGCCATATTTATCGTTTCCAATTCTGTTGTTAATTGGTGATTTAGTATAGCCAAATAGAACTCTATCAACATTCATTATTCTCTCTTCTGGATTAATACTAGCCCATTCAGGGATTAAATTAACATCAATTTCACTTCCTTGCTGATCTGTATATTTTTGCCTCATTATTATTACATTATTTTCAATAGTATAATTTACCCATCTAAAATAAGTATCACTTATTGAGCCACTTGTAATTGTCTTTTGCTCTGCTAACAATGTAGCTCCAGTTATTTTTTCACCACTAACTTGGTCTATTGTAAGTCTGTCTTGTTCTACAAGTGTATATAATAGCTTCCCATTATCAATATACGGAACAATGCAAACCCCACCATAGCCAAGTTGCATTCCAACTATCTTTTTGCTTCTAGCCATTGCTAGGTTTAATGTATCAGTAAGCATTTCTGTTCTTTTGTTGTTGCCTACTATATTAACTGTACTATCACTTACAGCGAAGTTTGCTAGTTTGTTAGCAAATATACTCGTAAAATTAATTTCATCAATTGCTCGGTATTCTTGAGCAAATTTGTCATTCATTGTCATTTCGGTATTATTTGTTTCAGTTTTAACACCAAACAATGTTTTTAAAATCCAATTGAATAAAGTTTTTAACATTACATAACCTCCTCATAATTAATTGCATCCATTATTCTTTTCATATCACGTTCATACGAATACTCATAAGCATCCATACTATCTATATCAGTAGTAAAATCATCAAGTCTAGTATCTTCCAATTTATTATCATCCCACATAGCAGTTTTCATAGCTTTAACAAGGCTATCACATTCGCCGTTAAGATATTTCCATATATCAAATGCTAACATCTTGTTTTGAGCCTCTATTCGGTCATTTACAGGATATTTTCGGCTGCCTCTAACAGTCGTATTCCATCCACGTTCGCGAACAGCATTATCTAAACTCCTTATGTGTACACTTTCTTCATTATCTGGGTAAACATAATCAATGTTGCAGTGGAATTTATTTCTGCAATATTCTATAAATTCTATTTGCTTTTCCAACAATTGTTTACTATCTAATTCATCAGTTATTCTTTGGCTAGCCATTGCTATTACTTTTGTATAATCATAAGCAATTCTAGTGCAAACAAAGGCTTGACCTGATTTAGTTCCACCATAGTCAATGCCAATTATTGTTTCACCTAATGGTAAGTTATCAACCCATTTTTGTTTGCCATTTACTATCTTTAACTCACATTGATAGTTCATTCCATATTTTTCAGGATTATCAGCAAACTTTTTATAGCATAGTCCTTGAGCATTGCAAGCCCTACCTAAAATATATCTGTCATAATAAATTGTACCAACATATTCTTTACATAAATTATCAACATACACTTTTGGTAAAAAGGGATTGTCAAACAGAGTATATCTTTGTAAGTAAATATCTGCATCACTTTTTAAAAATTTTTCAAACCAATGCTCTTCGTGTTGTGGATTTCCTGCAAAATCACAAACACTATATTCGAAAGACAAACGAGATTTTAAAAGTTCAAATACTTCTTCATTAATATCATATACTTCATCAATGTACAAATATTTAATTCTTGCTCCCCTGAACTTTCTAACTCTTCCAACATTATCAGCACCAATACAATAAACTTTTTCCCCAAATATTCGGCAAGTATTATTACTGGCAATATCAGTAACAACTTTGTTCCCAAAAAGTTCTTGTAAAGGCTCTATAACATTTCTTGTTATTGTTTCTTTTGAAACACCGACAATGAAGTTAAGCCCTTTTTTGCCTTTTCTTTCTTCAATACGATTAGGAATCACATATAAAGTATCAATATAAGTCTTTCCACATTGTGTTGCTCCAACTTTACCATTCCAACGATGTGTTGCTTCATTTATGTAGATTGCTTGTTTTTCACTAATTTCTATTTGTTCCATCTGTATATTCCTGTGCTACTTTCCTAATTTTAGCAATAACTTGACTTGCATTTGCTACAGCATCTTTATCTTCATCTGTTTCAACTCTGTCTTTCCAATTGTTTGGCTTTCTATTTTTAAGCCAAAATATTTGTGCTGTTGTATCTGGTGGAATATGGACATCTTTTTCTAAAGTATGAACAAACCCATCTCTGTCTAATTTTTCTTCTTTAATTGTTATTGTATATCCTAGTGCTTTTTTAAGTAAGGCATTTTCTACTTCAAAGTCAATAACTTCTTTTCCTCTTTTTAAGGCGTCGGCTATGTTGACTTCTTTTTTCTTCCAATCATATAAAGTTGTTCTATTTATTCCTATATTTTTGGCTATTTGTTCATCTGTCAAGCCGTCTCTAGCCCAACCCTCTAACAATATTAATTTATCATTTCCAAGCCACTTATTGATTTTAGCCACATCACCACCTCGCTTTAAATTTCTACAAAATTATATCACAAATATAATAAATTTGCAAAATTCTTGTAACCATTGAGATAATCCCATATTAGATTTTTGCGTGGCAAATTCATGTGCGTATTTGCGTATACATAAAGTTTATACAATTGTTTTTCATATTTTGTCGATGCGTCAAATATGCTTTTTATGTATTCTGCATTGTTTACAAAATCTTTGAAAGTATAAAAACACATGTCGGTTTTTATAAAATCATAGTATTCGCATAAGTGCATTATTTCATCTTCCAAATTTCCCATTTCTCACTAGCCTCCTCGTATATTGTTCTTTTATTATAGGCGCGCCTTTATTTGTTCGATCAGAACAATGCTCACGTTCAAAATATGTGAGTAAGTCATCAATTGCTAACAAATTTTGCGTGTCCAAATAACCCTTTAAATTCTCATCTATCATTTCAGAAGTAATTAAATAAAATATCTCGGGGTCTGCCCGTTCGATGTTGTGCAAATAATCGTGTGATGTTTTTTGAACTAATATAGCCCCGTTCCAATAATACAATCCTTGACCTAAGCCTTGCTCTTTGCACTCTCTTTTTGGTATAATTAAATGATGATAAGATAGTTCGTTTTTTCTCTTCACTGCATATCCCATAAAATCATATCCTAATTTCATTATTCTAAAATCATGTATCATTTCATTTGTCAAACATTTCATATATTACCTCCCAAATTTCATCTTTGTGTGTTGATAAAATAACTAAAAAGGAGCATATTAACCCACCGATTAATAATGCCCCTATTGATAATAAAATATTTAAAAATGTTTCAAGCCAAACCATAGCCACCACCTAGTTAGATTATATCATTTTTAGGATAATAATTCAAGTATCTTTTGCCCTGTTTCGGATTTAGAACAGAATTTAAAAGACATATCATAATCTTCTTTGTTATCTTCAATGGTATGTAATGCCTTTCTAAGTTGTTCAGGGCTTTGTGGGGGTCTATATGTTTGTAAACCTTTTTCTTTTGCTTGTCTATAAAGTTCCCACTCATTGTATTCTGCATGATAATTTAATCCTAATTTCCATTTTAAAGTTCGCTTGTATTGTTCTAATCTTGGGTTTTTCCATTTTGTAATGTCGTCAATGCAAGTAATGTCTTTGCTATGCTCTATAAGTATTATTAAATGTATTCCAGCCTTTTTGGATCTGATAAGCTCATCTTTAAATCTCTTTTGCGTAACATTTTGCATAATCTCAGCAAGATTTTGTTTTCTGTCAATAACAATTTTAGGGTTATCTAAAGATTGGTAATCTCCAACATAAAGTTTTGAAGTGTCATAATCAATATTGTTTTCTTCAAAGCATTTAATTATTTTTGTTATTGCCTTTGGTTTTTCTCGACTATCTATTAAAATCATTTAATCAACTCCTTTTCATCGATTATGTATTGCCTAATAAATCTATTAGCATATTGTGGATGTATCATACTTCTATTAACTGTGTTTTCATCATTAATCTTTTTTCTTTTAACTAATTCTAATGGTTCAAATATAAAATTATTTTTTGGGTCACAATTTATAAACCAATATTGTGTAGGCTTTTTATAATAATCTCCTTCTAAACTTCTATCCATATCAATTATTTTTGGTTCAATGCACCAATAACGATGTAAGTAATGTTGTGTTGAGTAAGGATTTTCTATTATTAGTGAAATATTTTTATCAACACATATTATTGCCAATTTGGTTATTAATTGATAATTTCTATTTAATTCTTCACTTAATTTAAGGCAATTACTTAATTTTTTTTTCATATTCCAATCTTTATATCCACTATTGACACCTTTAAAATTCATAATTACTTGTGCCTCAAATCTAACACATGGAAAGAATGCTAATATAGTATCTTGTTTATTCATTTTGTCAAAAATACTATTTAATCCTAAATATCCTTTTTCTATTTCATCAAATAAATCTATAACATAATCAGTTTCGTTAAAATCATTTAGAATGTCATAATCGTATGCTTTATACCCTAATTTTTTAAATTCATTTTTAAATGTTCCACTTTGTTCAAAAAAACAATGATATTTCATTTAATCAACTCCTTACATTGTAAATAATGTTTGTTGCCCATTTGCTTGAACATTATTTAATCTATCAACTGCTATTTTGTGCCATTTTGAATTTAATTCTATTCCTATGTATCTTCGGTTAGTGTTTTTGCAAGCAACACAAGTTGTCCCACTTCCGCAAAAGCAATCCAATACAATATCATTTTCTTGTGTTGTGTGTTTTATATGTCTTTCCACTAAATTTAAAGGTTTTATAGTTGGGTGTTTAAATTTTTCTTTATCACTTTGATTTATAGGGTTTATATACCATTTGCTTTTTAATTCATAACCATCATTCAATTTGACGCCTTTTTCTCTAAAGTATAAACAATATTCAATATCTGGTAAAAAAGTATTATTTGTCATAGGTGTTGGATTTGTTTTATTCCATGTTAATATTTCAAACATACAATTATTTTGCTTAAAAAAATTTAAAATATCTAATATTTGTTCTTTGCTACACCAAATGAAACAATTTATTTTTTTAGATATTCTTATAAATTCATTTAAAATTGAATAATTTATTCCTTTTGTTATTTCTTTTAAATCTTCTTGTTTTAATTTTTTTATTCTTTGTGATAATGGGCTAGTACTACTACCACCATCAGCAAACAAATACGGTATATCTGTATAAATGCAATCTATACTCTTGTCAGGAATACTTTTTATAACTTCATAACAATCGCCTAAAATTACATTGTTAATCATATCTTCAAATTTCATTTAATCACCTCATTTTCATAAATATTTCCTATTACTTCTGGGCTTTGATTTTGAAATGGTATGCAAACGCCATTATATAAATATCCAAAACTTCCATCTTTAAATATAACTTCTACTTTTCTTCTTTTTTCTCCAATTAAAATCAAATCACCTTCGTAAATTTCTGCACCATTTTTATCTTTTAGTCCTGTATATTGCATTAAATGAATATCTTTATGATAAGGTTCAAAATGTGTCCAATGAGGTTCACATTTATAATCTACTTTTTCAGGTTCAATCCACATCGCACAAGCAGTATAATTTTTATCATCTTTAACTTTTTCCCAATCTCCATAAATACCAACAAGTACTTTATAATTCATATATTTGTATTTATTATCTCAAACTCTAAATTTTATTTCTCTATTCATTATTCCTCCACCTTTACAACTAAATCGGCTTTTATTAAGTCATCAATATATTTATTTAATAATTTTTCATCATTATTAATAAAACTTCTAAAAGAATTCTTTGAACTTCTTGACAATTCAATTTTTCTTGTTTCTTTATTAATTTCAACTATGTCAATTAACATATCTTCTAATTTTTCACTATATTCTACTTCAAACACTTTGCCATAACAAGCATAAGAAACATAGCAGGTATCTCTTCCTTGTAAATATCCATACTTTTCCAACACATTCAATTCAACATCTTCTCTTATCTTATACATAATATCAGTCCTTTCTAACTACATTGTTTATTCTTTCTTTTGCTATATTAAAATAATTTTCATCAAGTTCTATTCCTATAAAATTTCTATTTGTATTCACACAGGCAACACCCGTACTTCCAGATCCCATACAATTGTCAAGTACAGTATCCCCCTCGTTTGTATACGTTTTGATTAGATACTCAAGAAGCACAACTGGTTTCTGAGTGGGATGTAAATTAGTGTTTATTTCTTTGTTTATTTTTAAAACACTTTTTGGGTATCTATAACCATCATCAGCATTTCTTATTCTTATTATTTCGTTACCAATGTGTTCTTTATTTGTTTTAGGATTATTTATTGTTTTTCTTCTATCAACCTTGCCAAATCTATCATAATCTCTTGTTTCGAAAACTTGTTTTAATTCTTTATCATTCATTTGCTTGATTTCTTCAAATTCTAATACCTTATATTTTTGTGGATAATAATTATGTGTTTCTTTACTAAATACACATATATTTTCATGATATTTTAATGGTTGATATTTTGCACTCATAAAATTACTTGCTTTTTGTTTTTCCCATATCCACTCATATTTAAAATTTTTAATATTACTCATAATTAAACTACTTGTAAATGGTTGACTTCCAAATAAAACAATAGCACCATTATCTTTAATAATTCTATTATATTGCTCCCACAATTTATCAAAAGGTATAACTATATCCCATTTACAAGCAGTAGTTCCATAGGGCAAATCACATAATATCATGTCTATTGATTTATCAGGTATATTTTTCATTACTTGTAAACAATCGCCTTGTCTTAAATCTATCATTATCTATCAGTCCTTTCTTTATTCTTCTGGCATTTCATATATTCTTGCACTTCCGCAAGTAAGAACTACTTCTTCGTTTTTTTCTATGGGAATAAAATCTGAACTAATTAATTCATCTTGTATTTCATCTAATATTTTAATGGCTCTTTCTTTTGTTTTGTATGTTCCTAATAATTCATAATTTCCATTAAGTGCGACATTACAAATTGTATACCCTTCATGTTCCCATTCATTTTTTTTATAAAATGTTTTGCCTTCCATTATTGTTAAAAATCTTGCTTGTAGCAAATTTGTTTTTGCTGTGCTCCTTATCCATAATTCCATTCTCTATCAACCTTTCTATTCCCAACCTAATTCATTTATTTGTTGGTTTATTGCTTGTAATATTTTAACATCAAACCAACCTGCTTTATTTTCTTTTCTATAAACCATTACACATTTATGATTAAAATTAAATATTATTTGTGGTGCATAATCTCCACTTTTAGAATAATTAATCTCATCTAATTTTTCTTCAAAATAACCTTTTTGATATGTATATCCTAGCTCTTCAAATAACTCTCTAGCACTTTTCATATTTTAATCCTCCTTATTTAATTCTTTGTAATCACTTAATATATAACAAGTTAAATTCATATCGTATGTATTTATTGTTCTATATTCGCTAAAGTTCGTTGAAACATAAAATTTTTCGTTTTCTTTATTAAATTTATAACAAACATCATTTATTAATACCATTTGCCCATCTTTTAATCTTTCATTTGCTACCATAAGTAATAATTCTATTAATCTTAATTTTTTCATATTTTAATCATTCTCCTTTATTTTATAACAAATATTATCACTTTCTCCTGTGGTGTAATTAAAGTGTTTAAAGTGTAGTTCATCTTTACAAAATATAAATTCACTTAAATAGGTATCTTGTAATTGAAGGTTTATCATTTCTAATAACCTTCCACCATCTATTAATACTTCTTGTTCAAAATTATCTTTAACAAAAATGTTATTATATATTGTTTCATTTTCTTCACTTAATCTTGAACTATGATTTATTATTAACAATTTATATTTTGAATAAATATTTATATTCATTACTATTTCTCCTTTAAGTTTTTAATTTCATCTATTAGTTCGTTAATTTTAATAGCAAACGCTTTGTCCATGTTTCTTGCAGTCCATTCTCCATTTGGAAATCCTAATGTTTTTTCTCTAATGGTTATTTTTTCTATCTTCTTTGGCTCTTCAATTATTTCTTTACTTTCAAAGTCAATTATTTGGTCAATAGCATTTTTACATTCTTCTATTATTTCTTCAGTAGTCCATTTTTTGCCGTAAGTCTTAATACTTTCAGGCATATATTCTTCATAACCACAATAATCGCCACAATGTGCATAATCCCAACCTATAAACCAATTTTCACTTTTAACTCCCATTAATTCGTTATCACTATATGTTAAGCCACCATTTACATCTATATCGCAACCAATTTTATAAATTTCATCATAGCTCTTTCTATATAATTTGTTTCCTTTAGGTATTTCAATATATGCAGTTGGATATGTTCCTAAATTCAAAACATAATAGTTATAATTTTTATATTTATCTTTACATAAAAGTTCTGTTTTTCTTTCTTTCCCATATTCCATTTCTTTAATTTTCATTCTTAACATCTCCTTTTGCTTTTTGTATTATAACTTCAATATCATGTATTTTTCCTATATCACAAATACTATTTTCTATTGAAATGCCATTGCATATCTTTTCTATATCATTTAATGATTGTTCTAAATTTTGATTTTGTTTTAACATTTCTTCAATATCACTGTTTAAATCATGTTCAATGCCATTCTCATCTTTAAAATCATATTGTGAACTATAACCATCCAAATAATATTTTAATCTTTCTTTATAATTCATTATTTGTCATCTCCTTTTTCCTTTATTTTATGTTCTATTTCTTTAATAAAGAATATTATTCCGTCAATTGCATAAGATACATCAGTTTTAATTCTTTTGCCTTTGAAATCACAAATATAGCTATCCCCCATTTCTCTATTTTCTAAGTTTTTATATAATTCATATATTTCTTCTAGTGTAATCATTTTCTTTTCCTTTCTTATAATATTGTTTTATTACCCATTTATTTCAATTTTAAGCGACTTTTTATTATTTGCGACTAATTATATTATTTTAATATTTTTGTTTGCCTATCGCCATTATTTTTATGTTTTATGGCATATTACAAATTGCTTCTACTTGTAATAAATAATTTTTTGCTATGTTCTAATTTTATTACCCTTTTTCTAAAAAAATAATAACTGCCAAATTTTTCTTCCCAACTTTTGCCTGTTTCTAAGTCCGTAATGTTTATGTAATACATTATTTGCCCTCACTTTCATAAAATCTTTGTTTTGGTTTATCAAAAACAACAGGTATTCTAACATTTCTTTTGCCACCACGACATTTTGGAACTAACAAACCAATTTCTTTAACATCAACATTATTTTGTTTGTTTTCATCATGTATAAGAATAATTGTGTCTGCTGTTTGTTCTATTTCCCCACTGTCTTTTAAATCTTGCATTGTTGGTGTATCACTACCATTTCTATTTATTTGTGCAATTAAGAATATTGTGCAATCATAGTCTTTAGTAATGTTGTTTAACTCCCTAACTGCTTCTCCAATTCTTTCTCTATCATTTTGCCCTTGTTTGCCAACTATGTAACCTGTGTAGTCAATAAAAACTATTAAATGTTCTTCTCTTTGTTCTTTGATAATTTTGTTTTTAATTGATTGCACTGTCTTGCTCCCGTTTATAACTTCATATTTAAAATTATAAACTCTGTTTGCTGCTTCCATTATTTTTTCGTCTTGAAATTCTGATTGTGGCTTATTAATATCAGAAATTGGAATATTACTTTCAATTCCAAGCATTCTTTCATAAACTTCTTCTTCTGTCATTTCCATATTGAAATAAATACTTTTATATTTTTTTGCCAAGTCGCAAAATAAATTTAATGCAAGTGCTGATTTTCCTTCGCTCGGTCTAGCCCCAATAACATTTATTGTTCTTTTTTTGATTCTTAGCCTTTCATTTAAAAATCTAAATCTGTCAAATTGTATTATCTTTTCACGATTTCTAATCATATAGATCATTTCTTCTGGAGTTTTTTTGTTATTTTGTTTTATAACCATAACTTCATTTGAAATTTTATTTATGTTTTCAACTAATTCATCAATTTCAATTTGGTTTTTCGCATATTTATTAATTTCCGCTTTAATTAAGTCATCTTTATGTTGGTCGATTAATTTTTGTTGGTATTCATAAAAACTTGTTGGGGATATTATTAAATCCATTGTTTCTATGTAATAGTCCATAAATCTATCTCTGGCTTTAAAGTCTTTGATGTAGTTCAATAAAATTGTAATATCTAATTTTTTCTCAGTTTCCCAAACTTTTTTTAATAATAATATAACTTGTTTATTATAACTATTTTTAAAACAACTCATATCAATAAACAATTCGTTTATAAGTTCGGGTTTATAAAATATGCAACCAATTATATTTAATTCTAAATCATATTGTTTCATAAATTACTCCTTCTTTTTTATCATTGTTTTCTTTTCTTGGTGGATAAAATTCACGATAACCATTTTTTAAAGAAGTTTTTATAATTTGTTCTTGTTCT